TGGTAGACTTAATTATTCTCCACGAACAAATTATATTAAAATAATACCTCCCTCTACGGGAGTTGTATTATCTGACTCAGAAGGGGTATTATATACTGGAGCCACTTCTGGTGTTACAGGAACAATCATTCATACTGAAACATCAAATTCAACTGATACGAATGATGTAATTTATGTTAGGTATATTTCATCTGGTACTTCTGGCGAAACAACATTTCAAGCAAATGAGAATATAACGTCTAGTGGAGCTACACTTACTGTACAATCTGACGCTTCTAGTAACGTTGTCTATGGTCTTGGTTCAATGCTATCTATAGCTAATGGTATATATTATATAGATGGATTTTTTGTTAAAGTAGTACAATCTAATCTTATATTAAATAGATATGATTCAACCCCATCGTTTACCTGCGGTATTGCATGGGAACACGACATAACAACCTCTGCTACGGATTTAACTCTAAACGATAATGCAACAGGATCCCCAAATTATGCGGCTCCAGGAGCTCATAGATATTCGATATCAACGACATTCGTAAAATATCCATTGACCGTTAATTCTGAAGGGAATTTAACCAATACAGAATCTAAACCAAGATACCTAGAATTATATAGGGCTGAAGTTGGTGTTACTCGTCTAATGCAGGACATTCCTAATTACAGCGTTATTGAGCACGAACTAGCTAAACGAACCTATGATGAATCTGGGGATTATGTTACAAGAGAGTTTAAGTTACATTTTCTCGAGGATCGCGATAATTTTATAGAAAATTGGGTCGCATCATCAAATTATATAATCGGCGACGTAATTAGAGAAGATGTTGGGGGACTGGGATTAACTTATACCTATAAATGTGTTACGTCAGGAACATCGGCAGCAAATAAACCTACATTCCTAACAACTTTTTCAACTTTTACGGATGGCGGTGTAACGTGGCAATTCGTTGAGAAGGTTCATTTAAATTCAGGTGCATATCCTGCTATTCCCCCAGTTACAACCCCTGCTACATATGCTGGTCAAGAAAACAAATATATTACCGAAATTTCCAATGGTATAGGTGTAGTGAAAGGATTTTCCCATACACAAACAGGAAAAATAAGATTACAAAATGATAGGGCTAGAGATATAGCTAGGGAAGATGCTTCTACTGTTTCTGTTAATACCCCCAAATATATACTGATTGATCTTCCGTCAGCATTACCCTCACAAATGGGTACAGAATTTATAGATTTTGATATATACGACGAATTTAGTACCGTACCAGCAAGTGCTTCTGGTACTAAAATAGGAACTTGTAAAGCAAGATGGATCGAAAGACATAATAGTACAGTAGAATATAGAGTTTATATTCATGATATATCTATTGATTCTGGATATATCTTTTCTAAAAATGCTAAATGCTTATATATTGATGTTGCTTCTACAATAGGCCAGGCCAATTTCACTGGTAATATTGCACAAACTTATAATAATTTAACAGGAGCAATAAGCGGCACTGCGCTCCAGCCTAATATTACAGGTATCGGTACAAAATTTTTAGAAGAACTTAAAGAAGGGGATTATATAACTGCAGATAATGGTGTCAATAAGTATAAAGTTAGTACCATCACATCTACTACATTAACAGTTACCACTAATTTGCTTGTTGATATAACATCATCTGTATTTTCTATCGCCAATTCCTATATCGCAAATAATACAAATACTGCGGTTTATAAATTAACCCACAACTTTATTAAAGATTTGAAGTCTGCTGATGGCATTAGTTCTGATACTGATTATTTTATAACAAGAAAATTAGGTACTCAATCAACTCTTGCATCAACAACAACTCTGACATTTCCGCTAACAGGGGATGAAACTTTCGCTCCAATAACCCTACAGAATTATACTGTAATTAATGCTAGTACTAGTGATATAATAACTTCTCACACGATTACGCGTAGTAATGCTAATCAATTAATTACAGTATCAGGATTAACGAATTCAACATCATATACTATATTTGGTACAGTTAGAAGATCTAATGCAGAAGCTGCAACTAAAACAATATCGGTAGGAACTTTTGATTTAGTTGCTTCAAACGTTATTAATATATCAAAAATATTATTAGATAAATCCGATTGTACAAAATTATTATCAGTTAAAGTAGCTCCTGCATTTGGTACTATAAACTCCAGCAATGATGCCACTAAAGACATAACATCACAATATAAATTGAATTCCGGTCAAAGTAGTTTATATTATGGAATAGGATCAATTGAACGAAATACCGCTTCGGATATTGGTAATACCAATAATGCCGGTTTAACTGGATCTATTCGGATTTATTTTGAATATCACGATCATTCCTTTAGTTCTGACAGAGACTTTTTCTCCGTTGAATCTTATATTTCTACCGATTATACAAATATACAACCTAATCTCAGAGATTCCCTGGATTTTAGACCAGTGCAAAATGATAATGGTATTGGATTTAAAAATGCTAATTTTGGTATATTGAAATACGATAATGATGTTTCATTGGATTATTCATATTATCTCCCCAGAATGGATGGAATTGTATTAACCCCCAATAAAGAGATTAAAATTATTAAGGGTGAATCGTCATTAACACCCCAAATGCCGACACTACCAGAGGGGTCTATGTTATTATATACTCTAGGTAATGTACCTTATGGTGGAGTCTTACCTTCTTCTGTTAAAGTTAAACGGAAAAATAACCGTCGATATACTATGAGGGATATAGGTAAATTAGATAGACGTATTGATAATTTAGAATACTATACATCCCTAAGTATGTTAGAGGTGGAAACATCTACAACCGAAGTAAAAGACGTTGATGGATTCAGTTTATTCAAAAATGGATTTATTGTTGATTCTTTTAATGATATGGGTGTTGGTGATCTAAAGAACCCGGATTACAAATGTTTTATAAACACAGGCGCCGGAGAATTAAGATCCCCGATGATAGAATCACACATAAAATTAAAAGAAAACGGAACAATATCTGATAGGATTTCAAATAATTATGTCGTAAATAGCAACATAGTAACATTACCCTTTACTGAGAAAGAATATGTTGGAAATTCTAATAGTTCTCGAGTATCAAATGTTAATCCATTCGCCGTAGTTTCGTTCATTGGTGTAGGGGAATTAACACCAGAATCAGATATATGGACTGATACCGACACACTCCCGGTTATTAGAGATTCAAACTATTAAATTAAACGAGAATATCAATGGTCGCTAACGTAGAATCGCAATTACAATACGAAATTACTGCAGAAGAATCAACTGCTGCATTAATTCAAGCTGCAGAGGAATATAATGCTGCTAACCCTGACACTGCTGTTGCTATAGAATGGAGTACCCTATCAAATGGTATAGCATCAAATGATCCCATTGTGATGGGTATTATTGCCATGGCAACTCATCATTCACAAGATTCTGAAGTCGCACAGGGGGAAAATAGTGCAGCTATTACAACCCTGAAATCCATGTCAACGGATAATCAGAATAATGAAATATTATCGCATGCTGCAAAATTTACACAATCATTCACAGATGCGTATAATACTGCAAATGGAACGGATTATGCAGTATCAACAAATGTCGAATTTGGTCCAGAAGAAATTGCTAATCCCCACGGTGGAACGACGTTCCCTGTAATCAATAATTCAACATGGTCGAGGCCAATTGATTCGGACTTTGATGTATCGGGTCATCCCCGTGCAGATGTTATATATGGAGCCGGTCCTTTAATTTCAGATCCAGTTGCAACTTATACAACCGTAACAACGAATACTCAAATTGCTCATACTACATATGAATCGAGAGCTGAATATTCTGAAGAGAAGTCATCAAAAATAGTTTCGAGTTTAATCCCATATATGAGGGCAGTAACCCTAAAGTATATAGTAACGGGATTGAAAAGAGATTCAATTTTTAATGTATTTGCTGATAAAATTGACTTATCGGGATACACTGTACCTTCAACAGAATTAACTGTATCTGTAACATCAGGAACATTTGATACAAAGAGTGTTGTTGGATCAGAGGATGCTGATATTCGAAAAGTTTCTGGAAATAAAGTAACAGCATTAAATATTGGGGATGTTATAACTGGCGGAACATCTTCTGCAACAGGTGTTCTATTAGGTATAGAAAAAACTTCGGGGTCGGACATTGTACTATTTGTATCAAATGTTAAAGGTACTTTCGCCGCATCTGAAGTTATTACAGGATCGGTCTCAAGTGCAATAGCAACGATATCTACTATAAACACACCAACTACAGCAAAATCTTCTGCCTACGGTAATCTTTATGGATTATTAACAATTCCAAACGAGGGAGATAAAAAACTAGTTGTTGGTGAGAAAGAGATAATCTTTACAACATCAGGTCTATCTGATATTTTTTCAGAATCCTTTGCCATTGTCGATTTTTCTTCAACTGGTACATTAATGTCCACTCAACCTAAAGTTTCCAGTATTAGAAATTGGGTTACACATCCCGTCACTACATATACAACAGAATCATCAACACAACAAGTTCGAGGTGATGATATAATTGTAACTAGAGCGGGAGAAGAAATTGCCATCGGTCTGAGTTGGCATGCTCAATGGGAGTGCCCAGTCGATCCTCTATGTCAAACCTTTTTTGTTGAAGATGACACCGGTATATTTGTAACTGGTATAGACCTGTATTTCGGACAAAAAGATACGTCGGGCATTCCTATATATGTTTCAATAGTAGATACTGTCAATGGTTATCCCGGTCCTCGTTCACTCCCTCTATCAGAGGTTTATGTTGATGCTGCCGATATTATTGTAGATACAGTTAATACAACTACCGTGGGATCTAAAACTTACGGGAATCCTACTCCAACCAATATAAAGTTTCGTGCCCCGGTTTACCTCGAGGGTGGTAAAGAATATGGTATCTACATAAAATCAGATTCAGAAAAATATGTTGTATGGACATCATATATGGGCGAAGATGATTTAAGTGGTGGGGGTTCTATACAAACACAACCTCTTCTCGGATCTCTATTCAAATCTCAAAGTGCATCTGTTTGGACAACTGATCAATATGAAGATCTAACATTTAAACTATATAGAGCTGAGTTTGATACCGGTGCCGGTACTTTCAACCTCGTTAATGATGATATCCCAGAGAGTGATGTTTCTCATGTATTTGGTAGAACTAAAAACACTTCATCATTAATTAGAATATCATTACCAAATAACGGAATTAATGATGGAGATTCCATTGTAATTTCAGGTCTCGCAACTGGTACTTATGCTGGTATTCCAGAAACCAGTATAAACGGAATACATACTGCGTCTAATGTAGAGAATGATTTCTTCATCATTGATGTGGGTGCAACTGCCACAAGCTCCGAATATTTAAGACAGAAATTTGGACTAAAAATAACAAATAATATTAAAGTTGATGACCTACAACCTGCATTCAAAGATAAAATTTTACCGGGAACTAATCTTGAATATGAGTATAGGAAATATAATGATACATCCTATACAAAAGCGGTAAATAGACTTAATAAATCTACTCCCTCTACTATCTCCATTCTTAATCCAGTGGGGGAAACCGCACAATATTCCGGAAACAGTTCATTAGAATTTAAAGCAACATTAACAACAACCGATGCAAAGATATCACCAATAATTAATATTGCTGGTATTGATGCATTATGTTCTACAAATAGAATTAATTTACCAGATATTACCAATATTAATACTGCATTGGATGTGGGATCATTTACATCTGGTACATTAACTACCCCTTCCCCATCCGGTAATATTATATCGACTGCTGATGCAGCGACTATATTAGAATTCGGTAAATTCAAAATTGGAATGAACCTTCATATATATGATTCATTTGGTGGTGCAGATCTTGGTAACTTTATTATAACGGATATATCTGCTGATAAGACTACCGTGACAGTAGATTTGTCATTCACTATGACGGGAACAACTCTATATATAAAATATAATACTAGATATCTCGATGAAATAACCCCTGTGGGATCTACCTCAGCTTCGAAATATGTTTCTAGACCACTTCAATTTGTTAATATTTCAACTGGGTTTAAGTTATTCTTTACATATAACCAACCCTATAATACTAATATAGATTTTTATTACAGAACATCTAATTCTGGTGTTGAGGGTGTAATACATAAAGAATTAAAATATACTAAAATTGATAACCTCGGTACAAAATCCTCTAATAATAGGGGTGGATTTTTTGAGGGTAATGTCACTGTAACTGGTGTAGATGATTATGATATCATTTCGGTTAAGATAGTTTTTAATTCAGGGAATTCTAATAAAGCTCCTAGGCTCAGAGATTTCAGGATTGTGGCAGTAGCATAATGAAAGTCAATTCCAACCCAAACCTAGATAAAAATAAGTTTGGGTTAATTGTTAATTCGAATAGAAATGATTATAATAAGTACATGGAAGATAAGAAAATTAGAGTCAGAA